GGGGTGTCAATCTGGTATTAGTGCTCACTTAATTGAATCGATAACCGTAATCCTTGCTGAGTATGGCATTGACATCTGGCGAACCATAATGTGAACCATACCCAACTATGTGGATTATCTGGTTAATTTCCTCGAGTGAGGAGCGGTATCTCTTACCTGCTTCTGACAAAGTTACAGAGTAGGGATCTGTAGGGGAAGTTTTGTGCACCATCATCGAACTCACGCGCTGCTCATGTATCGGAGCTGGCCGACGGAAGTTCGCAAATAATGGGCAATTCACCCTAGGATACATGCCACTAGTTAGGGCTGCATTGAAATCATGTGCTCTTGGTTCAATTGGTCCGCGACCTAACAAATCACCATGGCATGAGCCGAGTGACCTGAACCATACGCCGAGATTAAACATTGCTTGCCAATTTCCAGTAGTGTCTTTGACTGGTGAGTGTTTCAAGAACTGAACGTCTTGTGGTATCTCACACGCATCGACTGTAATCCAATATCCTACTTTCTCTGCTGAAAGTTGCAGATCGACAAAATCGTCATCTACTATTGACATACATATCGCAATATTTGCCAAATTGTTTATCAAAGTCGTTATCGTAGAACCGGAAAACAAAATATGCCCCTGAAAATGGAGCTTCACTTTATGTCTGCGGTCTTGACTGCGAATGATAAACGGCATATTGCACTGTCGGACTAGGTGGTTCATGACCTCCCTTGCTCTTCCGATCGTCATGTCTTGTAGAGCTTCGAAGACTCTATCACCATGGGATGCGTCACACTTGGATATATCAATGTTTTGAATAATAACGCGATTCCCTCGACGATATGAAAGACACGAATCATCCGAGAAGAAACAAAAGTAGTATCTTCCAGGTGGATCTATGAGTTTCTTAAAGACTTCTCTCAGAACCGTTGGCTCCGGTGCTTTGATGAATTCTATCAACCCTCCCTTGTACCAGAATTTATTTTTCTCCATTTCAGCTTTCAACTTACTAACTAATGGAGCTCCGATGAGTGAGGAAGGAACGTGCAAATTGAAAATGCATCGTCCATGTTTACCAAACTTTGCTAGTTCGCTTCCTTTCTGGTTACACTCAAACTGTCGTCTTTTGGGCTGGGAATACCACCTCTCTCTTCCCTTGTACGAATCTTTCAAATATGCCCAATGTGCCTCTCTCAGTTTCCGCTTGGGGTG